CTGTTCAAGAAGATGAGCGTGACCACGGCGAAGCAGATGTTCGTCGACGCCATCTCGAACCCTCAGAGCGGTAAACTCGACCTGATTTTGCAGCAGGCATCGAGGTTGACTCCGAAGCAGGTGACGCAGCAGGCCATGCAGATGAACGCATGGGCAGTGTCTCTTGGGGCCAGCATCGCACAGCAGTCGGCAACACAGACAGTTGAACCGTGGACCCAACCACGCAGGGAGCAAATTCGATGACCATCAGCACCACCACAGCACGCACCACGTACAACGGCAACGGGGTCACGACCGTATTCTCGATACCGTTCCGGTTCCTGGCCAACGGGGACATCGTGGTGGTCGAGGTGTCATCTGCTGGCGTCGAGACCACCAAGGCCCTCACGACAAACTACACCCTGACTGGTGCTGGTGACGACTCCGGGGGCACGGTAACCATGCTCGTGGCCCCGGCAGTGGGCACCCGGCTCATCATCTACCGCGACACCGACATCGTGCAGGAGACCGACTACATCAGCGGCGACCCGTTCCCTGCCGAGACCCACGAGCGTGCGCTGGACCGACTGACCATGATCGCGCAGGAGATCGGGTCGGATGCCGACCGGGGCATCAAGGTGCCGGTGGGCGACTCGTCGAGCCTGAGCACCACGCTCCCGGCTGCTGCCGACCGTGCGGGCAAGTTCTTCGCGTTCGATGTCAACGGCGTACCGGTAGCTGTTACCGGGTCCGCTGGCGGGTATCCAGTGTCGTCTTACATGGGGCCTTTCTTGACATCATCGAGCAGCAAAGCGGCGCATGAATTTCTGACATATCCCGGCAGCTTCGTGGTCGAGAGCATCGCAGCACTTCGGGCGGTGGGAAAGATCACCGGCAATTCGGTGTTCGTCACCGGCTACTATGCAGCAGGCGACGGCGGGGGCGGTGCGTATCGGTATGACGCCTCGGATGTGATCAGCACAGACGACGGCTGCCGGGTCATCGTTGGCGCCGATGGCGGGCGCTGGAAGCTCACCCAGACCTTCCCCACGTCGTTCAAACAGTGGGGCGCCAAGGGTGACGGCACCACGGACGACACGGCGCGCATTCAGGCAGCGCTTGACTACCTGGTCGGTCCCGGTGGCGAGGTGTGGGTCGATCAGGCCAGCACGTTCAAGGTAACAGATACGCTTTTGTGGGGTAACGGGACTTGCATCACTGGATCGGGTACGGATTCGCTGATCAAGGGCGCATCGCTCACGGTACCGATCTTCCAGTCCAAGGGGACCAGCCTCACGCGCCGGTATCGCCTGCAGCTGCGCAACCTGGCAATCGACAACACCACAAAAACCGCCCTTGGTGGCATCGGCTGCGACCTGAGAAACGCAACAGACTGTTCGCTGCAGAACGTGGCGTTTTCAAACGTCGATACGGGCGTGCAGCACTTGGCAGATGGCGGGCTGGGTTGCTACTACAACACGCTGAGCGAATGCGTGTTTTCAAACTGCAACATTGGCGCGATCTACACCACACTGGCCAACGAGAACCGCAATATCGCCTGCAGGTTCAACAACACCACGACCGGCATCCTCGTCTCGGACGGCTCACACAATCACATCATCTCACCGAGCATCGAGATATTCACCTCCATCGGCATCCACATATCGGGGCCTGCTTACGACACGCAGATCATCAGCCCACGGCTGGAGAATTTGCCCACGAGCGGCATCGGCATCAAGGTGGTGGCGGCAGCGGTGCGCACCAGCATCAAAGACCCGCAGTATGTGAGCCTGACGACGAACCTGGACGACGCAGGTGTCGGGACCACGACCAACGGGCGCCAGCGGGTTACTGCTGTTATCGATTTCGCCAGCATACCGGCAGGATCTGTCCTGGACCAGTTTGTATCCATCACAAACGCGCTTGCGACCGATAGCGTGAACGTCACGCCTCCATCGACCCTTGTTGGAGGACTTGTCTGCACCGGGGTTCCTGGGGCGGGAGGTCATTACGTGCGAATGGCGAACGTCACCAGCGTGGCGATCGATCCTGCGTCGGCCACGTTCACCATCGACATCTGGCGCAGGGACTGATCCGTCATGACAAATCTCTACGCCGTCATCCTGTCGCTCTACATGGCAGCGCCTGCCCTGGCGCAAGAGGTCATCCCACCAAGAAGCCCACTGTCCTACAGCTTGCGAGAGTACGGGCTGATCTTGGCGATTGCAATGCTCGGTGGTTTCGTGCGCTGGTACAACGCCGTGCGCCGGGGTGAGTCTGCGGCCTACGATCTTCGGATTCTGGTGGGCGAACTGTTCACGAGCGCCTTTATCGGCATTCTGACGTTCTGGGCCTGCGAGGCGATGAGCGTGCAGCCACTGGTCACTGCGGCATTTGCTGGCATGGCTGGGCATGCTGGAGTTTCTGGGTTGCTGTGGGCAGAGCGGATCATGAAGCGATTCTTTGAGCGCAAGTATGGCATTGAGCCTACCGACCGCGCACCGTTGGGCGACAAGTGAACTGGCTGCGCCGCCTAGTTATGTGGTGGTGGAATCTTCGCAACGGCGCTCCAGAGGTCGATTCAGGCTATCCGCAACACCAGTCTGACTACCCGATACCCGAAGGCTTTGACCTTCGTGACATGCAGCCACCGCTGAGTTTTTTGGACACCTTTCCGGGCGAACAAGAGGACGACAAATGAAGCCATCCGACAACTGCCTGGCCATCGTGCGCCGGTTCGAGGGCTTTCGTGCCTCGCCGTACCTGTGCCCGGCTGGTGTGCCAACCATCGGATACGGATCAACCCGCTATGAGGACGGATCCAAGGTCAGCCTGACGGACCCGCCGATCACGCAGGAGCGGGCAGACCAGATCATGCTGTCCACGCTCTCCACAGAGTACGCGCCAGCCGTCAATCGGTACGTCCGCGCGTCGATCAACCAGAACCAGTTCGACGCGCTGACGGACTTTGCCTACAACTGCGGGGCAAAGAACCTGCTGAACAGCACGCTCCTGAAGAAGTTGAACGACCTTCGGTACGACGACGCGGCCGAGCAGTTCGATAAGTGGGTTTACGCGGACGGCAAGATTCTCCCCGGCCTGGTGAAGCGGCGCGCAGCCGAGCGAATCCTTTTTGAGACGCCATGAGCCCGTACGCACGATTAGCCGCGGCGCTGATGGTAGCCGCGGCGCTGGCGGGCCTGTACTGGAAAGCGTACACATCAGGAAAGAAAACGGTACAGGCCGAATGGAACGCCGAAAAGCTCGCCACGGCAGAAAACACCCGGATTCTGCTGATGGCAAACGCAAAGACGACCAGCGATCTACAGGCGAAAGCCGACAAAGAGAGGGCCAGCAAGAATGCGCAAATCAACAGCCTTAGCCTTGAGCTTGACGAGTCTCTTATGCGCCTGCGCAACCGCCCCGAGCGCCCCGCAGGTGATATGCCCAAAGCTACCGGCGCTGGAGGAAATGGAACCGGAGCCGAGCTTTACCGAGAGGATGCGGAATTTCTTGCAAGGGAAGCTGCCCGCGCCGACAAACTCCGAATCTCCCTCAATCAGTGCCGAGCCGCCTACAACGCTGCGCGCGACACCCTAGCGTCATGGCCGAAGCCATCGCAGCCCTGACCCTGCTGCGCGACCGCTACAAAGCCGCAGGCAAGCTCATTGCGGCTCGGACGGTTGATCGGTGCATTGCGGTGGTGCGGCGGATCGGATAGCGGCGGCAGCGACATAGTTTGCCCGCACCGTTGTCAGCGCAGCGACGATCCCGCTGTCTTGGCCGCGAGCATAGCTGCCGGGAACACCCGCAGGATTGAACGGGTCAATCATGCTCCACGCTTGCTTCATGGCCGCTTCCCACCTCTCCCGTTCCTCTGCCCGCACGGCTTCACCGTAAGCGCGTAGCTGGTCGGCGGTGTGGCCCCATACGGCATGCTGTCGGTTGAACTCGTCTTTGCCGGGCAACCACACGTCGCTGAAGTTCACAGGCTCAGGCAGCGGTATCGTCATCGGGTGGCCTCCAGTGCGGCGCGCAGCCTGTCTACCGTCCATCCAATCGGGTGGCGATCATCGGATAGCCAATTAGTCGCCACTTCCAGAGCCTCCCGCAGCACGCGGATGCGCTCGGCCTGTGCGACTACTTGAGCCACAACAGCAGTTTCGTCCATATGAACGTCAAAGCTGGAGTACTGCATTTCGTTCGGCGGCTCACAGGCATAGCTTATCCGCGATAGAGCATGTTGCAACGACTCACCAGCGCAAATCACACACATTCCGCGAGTACCGCCATTCGGCTGGTGTTTTTCGCACAGAGGGGCAGCTTTCACATAGTCGTCGCTCATATCTTGTCTCCTGCTGCTGCGATCATGGCGCGGTAGGTGGCTGCGATTTCTTCCCTTGTCGCGTCAAGGTCGCTGTCGCTTGCTTTCATCAACGCCACGGTGCCGGTTGTAATAATTCCCGGCG